TCCTGATCTTTTCGGTATTATAATTGATTATCCCAATAAAACCGTAACTCGCTATACTGGTAGTGGTACAATTAGTGATGAGAATCCTGGTGCATATCTCTTTACTGGCCGCAAACGTTGTTTAATGGATGCAGATGGTAGCATTATTAAATGGAATCCTACTGGTGCAGATCAGACTACATATAGTACTTATGATGTAATGGTTTATCAACCAGCATTCTATTATCGACGTGTACCATTAGAATTAGCGGCAGGAAGTACTGGTAATTATATAACTAAAGAATTACTACTTTTAACAACTAATCCGAATTATGGTTTCAATATACATCCAGCTTTTATAGATATAAATGGTAAACAGATTCCATATGTGCTTTTTGGTGCGTATACTGCCTCTGTTTTTAGTAACAGTTCTAATAGCTTTGTCATATACGATGACCCAAGAAATGGTTATACTAGCGCAGATAAACTTGCTTCACACTATCAAGCCGTGCCGGCTTCTAATGTTAATGGTGATTTTACGTTAGAAGATGCAGAAACTATGGCCAATAATAAGAGTATCTATGCTTCTATTTTAACACCAGAAATTGTATCAATGAATGAAATGTTAATGATGGTAGAATATGCTACTCTAAATATGCAGGCCGCGATAGATAACGGCGTTACTACTCAAAGTAGTAGTTCAACAATTAATATGGCAGTCCTTAGCGGCAGTACCGCCAGTTTAATTAATGCAACTGGTACTGCCGTATCCTATTCTCCTAAAATGCCTAGTGCTATGCTAACCAGTGTATCTTATCGAGGCATGGAAAATCCATATGGTAATATTTGGGAAATGATTACAGGTTTAGCCGTTGATAATTATATTTATAAACTATATGACCATGCAATAGCTTTTACTGCTCCCACAAGTAATGGTTGGATTGCCGGATTTGGCTATGATCCAAATTATGATTGGCTATTTTTACCTGGTATTGTTGGTGGTACTGCTAATAGTAATGCACCAGTAGGTGACTATTACAATATCTCTAATGCTAACAATATGATTCTTACTAGTGGCGCTTCATATAGTGACCAAGGTGCTGGTATTTTTGATATTGGGGCTGACCGTTCCTTTACATATCAATCCGCGGCAATAGGTACTCGTTTAACATACACTCCTCGTCGTGAAGATGCCCAAACACAGTACAATGCTTGGTGTGCACTAGTTGGCATTACACCGACTTTCTATGATTAATGGAGGTGTGTAGAATGATTATTCATAAAGAAGTTTTTAGCACCACTCAACCACCAGAAATTGAAATTCTTGATACAAAAGTATTTGTCGCGTCAAATATAGAAGAAGCAACTATTGAATTTGACGCAGGATTTAAATTCACACTTACTGAATATGACAAAAATGAATATATTCATGTTTTAGCAGACCAAAATCAGGCGTTATTAAATGAATTACTTGATACACAGTCAGCGTTGTGTGATATTTACGAACAAATTCTAGGGGGTTAATAAAATGGCAAAAATTTATTATAACCTCATAATTAATGGTCGTAAAACTATTAATGATGTGCCATTAAATTTGCGTGATGAAGTACAAGCAATGCTCGATGCTAATGTTTGACTTTTTTCTAAATTCATGATATAATATATGTGTTGGGAGAAAGGATAGGAACTTTTTCTCAACACATATATTTTTATATAAGGAGATAGAGATGTATGCTATATCGTAGTGAAATTACTGGAAAGGACTATAAGACTGAAAAGGAATGCCTAGAAGCAGAGAAGGCGCATGAACTCGCGCGACAGGCAGAAAAGGCAGAGAAGGAAAAGCGGGATGTTGAGCGTAAGGAAATGGCGCAACGAGTAGAGGCGGCTCGTAAGGAAATGGTAGCGGCACAGAAGAAGTACCGGGATGAACTTGACGCATTTATTCGCAAGTACAAAACCTATCATTTTAGCTCATCCTCTGCGGATGACTTCCCGACTCTCTTTGACCTATTTAGTTGGTTCTAATTTCACACAGGCGCGATTTTCGCGCCATTCATCGAAACGTAGCACAATGGTGAGTGCGGTGGTCTTGGGGCGGTAGTGTAAAGAACACACTTAGAAAGCAAGGACTAAGTAATATAAGAGCAATACTTATACGCTCCACCAATAAACCACTGACGATAGTTCGATTCTATCCGTTTCGACCAATTTAATTTATGATGGAGGAATAACTATGTGGCAACTCTACTTAATGTGTGGCTTAGGTGGCATGAATTTCGCTGCTATGCTCGATAAAGATGTAAGTCGTTGGGTTCGTATGCTTAATGGTCTTGCATTTGGTCTAATAGTATCAGGTATTATAATGAGGTTTGTATGACAATTCGAGAATTATATAACTGGGCACAAACTAACGAATATTTAGATTATGATTTATATTATCTTGATGAATATCAAATGGAAATGCCAATAACGGTTTCTGACGAAACATTTGATTATTACATTATCGACACAAATGGGATTGTATTTAAATGATTGATATAATTATTCCTACTTATAAAAATATTTCGGGTTTACAGAAAACTCTTCAATCTATTCCGCGGCGTGATGATATTTGTATTACTGTCATAGATGATTGTTCAGAATATACCATGAAAGAATATGAGCCAATTTTAAATGAATTTCCTTATATTTCTTTTTATCTCTCTGGCAGTAATTCTGGTCCTGGATGTGTGCGAAATACGGGTCTGGCGTGTTCCACAGAACCTTATGTTATGTTCGTAGATACGGGCGATTATTTTATAGATGGCGCTTTTGATAGAATTTTTAACGACCTTGCGGAAGTACCTACTGCCGTAGTATATACTTGGCTATACTATGACTATCATAAGAGAGCCAAACCATTGGTAGATTTTACACATAATCGTGTTCATGGACGTATCTATAAACGCCAGTTTCTAAAAGACTATGGTATTTATTTTTGTGAAGAAAGTAGTTATGCCAACGAAGATATTGGTTTTAATCAGGCGATTCGCCGCATTATACATGATCGAAGTCTATTGGTCTTTCGTAGTGAGAATCCCATAATGGTATGGGACTATAATGAAAATTCGCTCACAGAAAAAGATAATCATGCGTTTACTTATAAAAATCAACAAAAAGGTTTAGCACTAAATATTATTCATGAAGTTAAAATTCTAGAAAAAAATCATATCAATTTAGATTTGATTTTGGATGAAGTTTATTACATGATGTGTATCATGCAGAAAAACATTATTCAAGTCGCAATCGAACGTCCTGAATATTTACAAAACGCATGGGATGGAGCCTATCTGTTCTATCACCAGTGCTTTAAACATTACTATGGCATGAATGATGGAATTTTTGAAAATGCTAAATCAGAAGCAATTTCTACTATTCATAAGTGGATTCTGAAAAAGCATTATGATAAGTATACACATGTCAATTTTAATCGTTTTTTTAATGAATTAGAGAAAAATCAGATTGTGCCAGATTATTATAAACAAATTTGAAGGGAAAAATGACAAGTACTGGTATTATTTTAATGGCAATTGGACTTTTTGGTATTGCACCTGCAATAATTACGTTCGGTAATATGGGACTATCATTTGCTTATGGAGCGGTTATATCTTTTCTAACAGGTTTATGTTTAGTTTTAATTGGCCGCGAGTAATTTGACTTTTAATAAAATTTTTGATATAATTATTATAGAAAGAGGGAAAGGGGAATATTAAATATGTATCGCTATTTTATTAATTGTTATAATGAAGAAACAGGTAAGATTGATAAAAATTCTGGTATTCTCGCGGCGGCTTCATATAGTGATGCAATGAAAATTTTAGAGACATGGTATGGTGTGCCAGATGAAGTACGTCTTTACGCACTAGAAGAAGTACTAGATAATTACGATTTGGTTGGACTCGTCGCTTCAAACGAAAATCTCACTTAATATTCTCTTTGACTTTTTATAAAAATTATGTTATAATAAATATGTTGAAAGGGAGAAAATCCCTTCTATCGCAGGTAGAAGTAGTCTTCAATTTAGTCTCATAAGCTAAACTCCCAGGGAGCATAACCCTGACCTGCGTCCATTGTCGCGCGAATAGTGTAATGTAGCACAACCGCTAATAACGGTGAAGTGTGGTTCGAGCCCACTTCGCGCGAAAAAGGCTAGACGCACGGCCTTGAGAATTGTGCTAGTCGTACATTATAGGTCGGCCTAATAGATATGTTGGCGCGTATCTATTTAACCTGGTAATGACGGCCTAATCCTTGCGCCAACGAGGATTAGTATTATCATGAGTCCAAAAGTCGGTTCGATTCCGGCGAGACTTGGAATGTTGAGGATGAACTACTATTTGGGGTGCAACTCCTCTGACCAAAGAGTGGAATAGTAGCATGATATAACTGTGCCGCGCATCCCACGGCTATACAAAATGGGACGGTGGACTTCCCGAAGTAAGCGGCGTTCTTTGGTAGATTCACGCGCTAAAAGAGAATCTATGGGCTTGCCCGCGCAAAAGGAGCTTAATAGTGTCTCATGTAGGCCTTACGGCGCAATATAAATAGGATTCAACCGTTTAAACACTATTTCCAGATGGCACCTGGGTTATCAAAGAGCCGTTTGGCACTTTATCCCGAGCCTACACGCTGGCGGTGCTGTGAACCGGAATTAAGTACGGAGCTAAGAGGGAACGTTTTGGTGATAACGGTAAAAACTCACCCGGTATTCTAGGTTTTATCGTTAATATAGTGGGTATACACGCTATGACCTGACACCCCAGTAGGCCCGTCTGGGTTAAAGAAACGGGAGAGGCGTCATATCCCAAGCCTTTACGTGGCGACGCTATAAGTACCAACAGTATTCTTTAATACTAAGTGTGAAACTAAGAGGGAACTGAAAGCACGTGACTAGGGTTAATACAGTCTGACGTGTCGAGTAATGACCGTAGAAGCCATTCGGTATACTAACTCTACCGTTAATGTAGTAGGTGCACATACTATGAGTTAAATCCCGAGTAGGAGTTGCAAACGCTCTCGGTCAACAAAAGCGTTAGATATGCCAGTATAGTTTAATTGGTAAAACAATTGCCTTGTAAGCATTAGTCGTCCGATCATAACGGACTACTGGCTCCATATTATGAAATGAGGTATTTATATGTCAGCACGCACTGAATTTACTCAATACTTTCTTGATGATAGCTATGTAGAACTAACATTTGATAATCCTGATGGTGTTGGTGGAATATATGATTATCTTGAACATTGTCGCCGTTTTGCTTATGTTTTAGGATATGATTCTGAACTAATTGAAAAGATTTTTCGTCTAAAAAGGTATGAAGATGAAACGCGGTTGTGACCATCATTGGGAAATACGACGGTATCGCGGAGATGCTGCGCTATACGCACATTGCAAGTGTGGTTTTCAATATAATTGTTCTTCATATGAAAAAGATGAAAAAGGTTATTGGAAATCAAAAATAAAATATATTTATCTATATTGTCCATATTGTGGCGCTCGTAAGAAATGGTATAATATTGAACCAATTAAAATAGATAAATTCGCATTTGAATAGTTTGACTTTTTCTTAAAAATCTAGTATAATAATTATACAAGGTAAGGAAAGGAATGATAATTGTGCGTAGACATTCTCGTGTTATCTATTCTTCTTCTTGGAGTCGCCGTAAGCAAGCAGAAATGCTTGATGAGTGGCAGGATTAGACGCTGAACGAAAAATTGCGGCCAGTACTTTTGAAGGGCGTTACCGCTAAATGTTTTTCTGACGCTTTTCACAGAGAAAGGTGTCACCAGAAGACTTATTACCTAGGTAGTTGCGGCGAACAACATTAAAAATCGCTAGTTACCCAGATACTTACTTTAAGGGTTTTCGCCGCGTTAATCTTGGTATCGGATTGCGGTTGTTCTAGGCCGGTGTGATGGAATAGAAGACATCCGTGACTTAAAATCACGTGCCCTTGTGGCGTGCAAGTGCAACTCTTGTCACCGGCACCATATGGCCTCTTGATGGAATTTAGTAGACATGCAGCTCTCAAAAAGCTGTGCCGCAGGGCGTGTGGGCGCACATCCCACAGAGGCTACCATTAAAATTAAATACGGGAAGCGGAGAGTTTGGCCACTCATACGAGATAAGAGCGCTCCTATCGCTCAGCCTATTATCAAATAGGAGATGATAATATGGAAACAATTTGTGGTATTTACAAGATAACAAATGTAATTAATAATAAAGTATATATAGGAAAAAGTGTAGATATATATGATCGTTGGACAGCTCATAAACGAGCGAGTAAGCCTATTAAAGAAGGCGGCGATAATTTTACCATACATAAGGCAATAAGAAAATACTCAATAGAAAATTTTACTTTTGAAATTATTGAAAAATGTACACCTGACGAACTAAACGAAAAAGAAATTTTTTGGATTAAATATTTTAATTCTTATTATAATGGATATAATGATACTCTTGGTGGAGATGGGGATTTAACATATGATTATGAACAAATTTACACTTTATGGTTAGAAGGCTATACTAATAAAGAAATTTGTGATATATTAGAATGTAATGATCAAACCGTTACACGTGCTCTTAGATCATATAATATATCTGAAGAACAAGTTAGATCAAGAAGTAATTGTAATCCAAAAAAACCTATTGTAGCTATCGATATAAAAACAAAACTGCCATTAAAAGTTTTTAATTCCATTCGAGAATGCTGTATATATTTTCAAAATAATTTAAAAAATATCGGAAGTTTGCATCGTTCTTTACGTAGTTATTATAGATGGCAAGGATATTATTGGGAATATCTAAATGAATATAACCACCCCAAAGAAGAGTTAACAGACGAAGAATTTTTCAGTTTTAAGCAAGAAAAACTTTTTATAAAAAATAAGGAAATGAAAGAACGAATATCTCAAGCTAATAGAAAAGTTGAACGATGTTCGCGCGATGAATTAAAAAAATTAATTAGAACGATGCCTTTTATTAAAATTGGCGAAAAATTCGGTGTTTCTGATAATGCAATTCGCAAATGGTGTGATTGGTATAATTTACCTCGTCGTGCAAAAGATATTAAAGTCATTTCTGACGAAGATTGGAATAATATTTGACTTTCTACTGAAATTATACTATAATATATATAGAAAGAATGAAGGAGATAATTTATGATTCAAGTTGTCAAGCATGGCCACGAACAATATCGAGCTACTTGCAAGTATTGTGAATGCGTCTTTTCATTTGAAGACGAAGATATTCGCAATAATGGATGTCAGCGTGATTGGGAAGAATGGATTACGTGTCCAGAATGCCATAGAGAGAATTACATCTACAATCGTAGTGCGTTTAAATTTCATCAATTTCAGGATTGACTTTCTTCTAAAATTATAGTATAATAATTATAGAAAGGATAAGAAAATGGAAGATAATACATATCACATTCGTTGGAGGCATTTTGAAATGCGCCCACAGATTTGGTACAAAGATGGAAAGAAATTTGGAGAGGATTTTAACTTTGATTTAGTAAAGTGGAGTGAAGATTTCTCTCATTGTTGGTGTATTGCTCATATCAATTGGGACGATCATGAATCATGCTATGAAATTTGTTCTATCGGAATGAGACTTATGGATGATTGGGAAGAAGGCCTTCAAACTTTTATTTCTGCCTTTATTAACTTTCAAACAGAAATTATGAGACTTAATGATTGACTTTCTTCAAAAATTATCATATAATAATTATAGTAAAGGGAAAGGAAATAATTAACATGAGTAATGAAGGCTGCATGAATCAGATGGTAATGTGTATTAATGCCATTAAAAATGCTATTACTCTAGATAAAGCTAAGTTAGAAAATCCTCGTAAACGTAAGGATGGTAGCGCTGAATGGAATGCAGCTGCGTATTACTTTAGCCGTATTAATAACCTTGATGTTGCTCTTACAAGTCAACAGATGCGAGAACTTTATTATAATTGTAGTTCTTACTTAGAGTGAAAGGATAATTAAATGCTTTATTACGAAGATACTCACATGAACCACGATTGTCTTAACTGCTCTCATTCCTTTGTAACCGATGAAGATGATGACTTGCATTGTCCTTATCGTGGAGTGGTATATGAAGGCGAATGGTGTGAGGATTGGAATTAATATTTGACTTTTAACAGAAAATCTGCTATAATAAATTGTGTAGTGAGTATAAAGCCATACAAAGTGTGCTACATGTACGAGCCATATTGATAAGTCCGTACAACTTAAATATGGAGTAGCAGAGATTAGAAGATTGGTGTAGTTGGAAGCACGCTCCCGCAGAATGGGGGAGGGGCACAGTTCGAACCTGGCATCTTCGAACGAAAAGAAAATCTCTTAAAAGCATGGAGTATGAAAAAGTGAATGTGTGGAAGATGAATTTTAATACCCTACTGCAACGATATGCGCAATCAATGCAGTCTTCACTCCCAAGGGTGAAAGTCCTTTGGCACAATTAATGTCTAGAATAAGACTTCGAGGAGCATCTAGACATATGGCATCAAGTAAAGAGCCTTCACGTTGGCGATGCTGTTAATCAACTAACCAAATAATCAGGGCATTTAATTGCTTCTTACAAGCCCGCCTGGTGGCGTAGTTGAAACTAATCTTTACTCCCGTTGGTGATTTTGTCGAACTTAGCCAACTGTTCTTAGCACGTAGAAGTAAAATATCCGTGTCCGCCATCTACCTTGACGGTATACAAGGTAGAGAATATTAAAGAGAGCTTTTTCCTTGCTGTACACACGTTGAGAAGGCCAAATGTTCCCGTATGAGAATACGCAGGTTATACCTGTATATTGAAGTCCCATAAGACGTCACAAAGGAATGGATAAAAATTACAATGGGCCATTCAGAAAGTAGAACACTTTAATATTTGACTTTTTCTAAAATCTATGGTATAATAATTACAGAAAGTGAGAGATGCTCTATTTAATAAAATGGTTGATGTCGGTGTAGATGAGCTAACCACTCTGCCGACGTAATCCGGACGTAAGCCATACGATTCAATGGGATACTTTTGAATCGCGGCCGCAAAATCAGTGATGATTAGCGATAGCAGTAAAACTGCAATTACAAGGATTAGCGCATTCATTTTCGGTATTAAATGCACGATTCTCCTTGGCGTCACAATAGAAAGCAGGTTGAATAGACTTGCCGAATCCAGAAAAGACTTTGGTGTGGCAACCAAAGGAACTCTGGAAAAGCCATAAGACGTTTTGTCGTTGAAACTACGAAAGTAGATATAAAAGGAGTTTACGGTGCGAGTAGGACAAAGCGACGGCAATTATTTGATAGAAATTATAATGGAATAATTATATTATATTAAATTTATTGCTGAATGGTCTGTCTGAAAGTTGTGAGTAAGCAATCTCACACGAGCAACGGCGAAAGCGGATTCAGGATGTATGGAATAGCTACCCATGCACAGCCCTGGATTCCTCGGTGGCAGAATATGATACAAGAAAATCGAATGTATGACGAAGGTCGCAACGATTTTATTAAATAGGGCATTTTGTCCTAGAAGTCATAAATATCACTCAAGTGGAAGTATCTTACCACTTTAAAGAAGGGATTTACGCACAGTAGACCTGTAACGGGGAGAGGAGGTCGTTAATATCCCCTTTCCACCAATATGGCCGTGTAGCTCAGAGGCAGAGCACGCGCCTGTTAAGCGCGGGGTCGAGATATCGTAATTCTCCGCAGCCGCCAACACGATAGCAAATAAGTGTATAAACAGATGCGCAGTTCGCTGACTTAAAGCAATCCTTGGGGTCGTCTGACTCGTGCCTACCAAGTAAAATATATCTGATAACGAGCGCTGTCCTCGCCGGCAAAACCTAGCAGCAATTCTGGAGCCATATGTTCGAGGTCATATGGCACATATATAGTCCATTAGTTTAACAGTAAAATATGGCCCTGTCACGGCCAAGTCACGAGGGCAGCACTCGTATGGACTGCCAATACGGCGGCATTTTGCCGCCATTTTTATTATAGAAAGAGGATACTATGACAATATATACTTCATATTTCGCGCAAATTCGTAATTTTCCGCCTAATATGATTGGTCTATCAACAGCCCATTGGAATCCTAAATGGTTGCGGCCAAATCGTAGTCAAAATGGCATTATTTGGTTAGATATTCCACCACTGAAACCAGGTGCCTCATGTGATGGATTGTGCGAAGGAAAATGCAGTCCCAAGCATCCACAAAATTGTCAATTTTTAAAGAACTATCGTGTGCAGTTGGATAAATTAGATTTCCAAAAAATCCTATTTAAAATTGAACATTTGGCACAAATAGTTAAAGAAGACGAAGGATTTGAAGATGTAGATGTAGCTATTCTTGTTTATGAAAAATTTAATAATCCATGTTCAGAACGGGTCGTTATTCAAAATTGGTTTCGCGCCAATGGTTATGATATACAGGAGTGGCATAAATAATGCGTAAAAAATATGATGAAACTTGGGGTTCGTTATTAAATAAAAGAACTCGATGTTATTTAATAAAAACTATTCCATTAGCTTTCTATCAAGAATTTGCTTCTTATTTAGTAGACGATAGTCCTGTTACTTGGGATTGCTTTAATGCGTGCATTGGTGGTTTTGAAGGTACTATTTTATGGAATACAAGAATGCATCGTATTTGCTTATGTAATACACAATGGATGTGGATTTATAATTTAAATCAAAAATTAAATTGGATTGATTACGACCAATTAAACGGTGATATTTATTTTCACATGTGCCGCTTACATAAATTAGGAAAATTAAAAGTTGACTTTTAATAAAAATTATATTATAATTATTATAGAAAGGGTGAGAAAAATGACAGAAAATTATGAATGGCTTAATTGTATTCCTACGGGATGGATGGAACTTGGCCGTGAAATGATTGAAAAATGCGAAGCAATTGACCCTGACTATGAAGTTTGTGACATGAAAGAAAAGTGGGGACATTTAGATGTAATTAGCACCAGTGGTAACTATGATATTGCCACAATTGAAGAAGAATATTGGAAAAAAAGTACAGAAATTTGCGCATATTGCGGCAAGCCGGCTATCATGAGGACAATTAGCGGTTGGATTCTTCCGATATGTGATGATTGTATGCGTCATTAGCCAAGCGGTATGGCAATAGACTTTTAATCTATGAACGCGGCGTTCAACTCGCCGATGACGCACCAGAGGCCGCGAGGATGACTGAGCGACGGCATAGGGGAGTCATGACCCCATCGCTTTCCCGAGATACTGCTAACGTCAACTCGTTAAATTTGACCGATGTTAGGCGCGCCGGGGTATGGCGAAGTTTGGTATCGCGTTCGCTTTGGGAGCGAAACAACGAAGGTTCGAGTCCTTCTACTCCGACCACATGTGTGCCATTAGTATAAAGGTTATTATTGGGCGCTTCCAACGCTCGGATGCGGTTTCGAGATCCGCATGGCACTCCATTTAAGAAAGGAGCATTTTATGAGTTATTATTATAACTATTATATTGGCTATAAGAAGGACAACAAAATCTATCCTTTTGGTCCTTATGATTCTACCGGTAAATTACAGCCAATTATTTCACGTTCACGTTCCTTTGCGTCAGATTTACATGAATTATTTAGTATGGTGCCTGAAAACGCAATCTCAAACGAACTACGTCAAGAGTTCAGTTATAAGAATTATAATGATGAAGAAACGATTGACGTAAAGTATTTGAGTGTAAATCAATTGCCAACTAAATCATTCATTAAAACAGGTTATTTTCTCATTAGTGATGTTCAGGCTTATGAAAAGAATAATAATGATTCAGAAGATTTATTTTATGAATCTTTAACTCCCACCCTCTATGCAGCAAAATTACAAAACGAGATTATGCTTGGAAAAACTGATTCTGAGTATAGTGCTTCGGATTATATGTTTTATGCCTATCCTGACTATTTTTCGCGTGAATATGAAGCATCGATTTTACTTCATATGACTCATAGTATGGAAAATTATAATCTTCATGATGTAGAATATGTCATTCTAGAAACGGAGGGATAAATAATTAATATTCAATCTCTATCTATTGTGGTTCCTACTCGTACATGTTGGAATCAGTGTGCTTTTTGTGTTTCTAGAATGCACCACGAAGATTACGGAAAAAATCAAGTTTATGATGCTCCTAATCAAGCGTATATAAATAGAATGAGATTTGTACGTGAATGTGGCTGTAATACTCTTATGATTACTGGCACAGCCGAGCCGCAGCAGAATATGCCATTTATTTATGAACTATTGCGCGAAAACGCTAAATTGCCGCAACCTTTCTATAATATTGAGCTACAAACTACAGGTAGTAATATTGATGAAGGAATGATTGAACAATTAGCTAAACTCGGCCTCACAACCATTTCATTTTCTATTAGCTCATTTGACCTTGACCGCAATCGTGCTATTGTCCATTGCCCCACCATTATGCCATTTAATTACTATGAAGTAAATAAATGGGCAAAAAAGTATAATTTAATTACGCGTGCTTCAATTAACTTAACTGATGAGTTTAAAGAATATGCTGCTACAGAATATTTTGATTGGGCCATTCAAAATGATTTCGATCAAATTACTTTTCGTGTCATTTATGCTAATGGCAATAGTGAGCAAGCACAATGGTGTCATAATCATTCTTTTCCTTCGGAAAAATATGATTTAATTGTTCACTATATTAAGAATCACGGCGTTCCCATTATGAAATTGCCGTTTGGCCGCATTAAGTATTCAGTACGTGGTATTTCTACGGTTGTAGATGATGATTGTATGGCAAAAGATTCTTTAGAAGATATGAAGTACGCAATTTTGCGGCCAAATTGTCATTTGTATAGTCGTTGGGATGATAAAGGAAGTTTAATTTTTTAAAAGGAGAATAGAATATTTATGGGTGTACATACTCGCGCGCAACTACGTATCAATGGTGAACAAGACGCAGAACTTTTCGTTAAACTTCTAAACAGTGATGGTAGTTTAGATAAATACTATCTAGAAGATGCGACCGCGACAGAGCGTGTCAATGCGCGTTCTTTCTTGGGTGTTCTCTATTTTATCGCTTACCATAACGATGAAACCTATCTTGTAAATGAAACTAATGACGGTCAATATCCCGGAGGTATTGATGAATTCAGAGATTATTGATTTTCTCAATAGGCATTTCCCGCCAGAAACAGATTGTAGATGGCTTAATGGAAATTGCTATTACATGGCCGCGATTCTACAAGCGAGATTTCCTGGCGGCCAAATCTATTATGATAGAGTAGATGGTCATTTCCTCTATTACTATCGTGGTCATTATTATGATTGGACAGGTGAGCGCTTTCCAGAAAAAACAGCGCTCGCGAATTGGGATACCTATTTTTATCAAGACCCTGAACACTGGAAGCGCATTTGGAGTGATATAGTAAAATAGGAGGTATTATGGCGCGAAAATTTACTTCTGTAAAGAATCTAAGAGCCTTTTTAAATGAGTTAGAGAATTGTAAAGATGAAGTATGGCTTTATAATCGAGAAACACATGAAGGAATTAACTTAAAGTCCAAGTTAGCACAATACCTTAACTATGAGAAACTAATGACCGAATGGGGCGATAAATATGAGATTCAATGTAAATCGCCGACAGATGAAGGTCGTTTATTGAAATTTTATTATGATTAAACTCTGCGAAAGCAGAGTTTTTCTTTTTATGGGTGAATAATAATGTACATAATTCGACCTCAACTATCTAATCCATATGTATATTTAAATTATTTATTAGATGATCACGGTAATGCTAGTGATAACGCACTTGGAACAAATGTTTATCAACGTGCAGAGCAAATTATTAGTAAAATTAATGGAAATATATATAGCAATACTGTACAAGAAAATATAACTAACGCTATTACTTGGTTAAATACAATTGCTCATCAACAATTACAGAATGAACAAAAATTTGTTGAAAAAAAGATACAAATGTTAGAACAAATCAACCTAGAAGATACGAAAATACAGCAACTAAAAATGCGATTAAATAATCTTTTAACAACATATAATCATGGTTTTGATTATATAGAATTTACTCGTTTATTAAATGAAGTTTTAGATACTATTAATAATTATAAAGCCCGTTTACGTACATTAACTAAAAATCACCAAGCGGCCGTAGAAGAAACAAAAAAAAGTTTATCTTTATATAGTAATTTAGATACTGAGTTCACGAATACCATAAAATTTCTTACTGGTGAAAACAAAAAAACCAATTCCAGATTTAAATCGTTATATACTATTGCACCAGAGCAATTATCTTCTCAAATTCAAAATTTATTAATGAATAATCCAGCAGTAATACAAGATTCACGTGCATTGTCCGCGGCCTTATTAAAAATTGAAATGGATTTTAGAATTTTTTTAGAAAAAAATGATAATTTATTTAATCCAGATGGACACACTTTAGAAGAACGACAAAACAATTTACAAAAATCTATTCAAGATTTTTTTCAACAAAATAATACTAATATTACTAAATATTTAACTGATATGAAAGAAAATCAAGATTTACAAAAATTATTTTTTCCCAATTCTATGTCTTGGCAGCAATTTACACATTTATCAGATAAAGAAAAAAAACGTTATCAAACCATTGATTTATCAAATATTTTAGGACATAAAGTCGCCCCTACCGTAATCTTGCGGTCAGACATTACACCGCGGCGTATCGCAGAAGTTACGTCACAGGCATTTAAAAAATTTGATATTACACAGACTGGTCATTTTAATTTAGGTGATGATGCATTGGGGCAAGTTATTTGCGATATTAATTTAAGTTCTTCACAACAAGCACTTATAAAAAGCGCATTTTCAAATAGTATTGATGCAATTTTAAAACAACAAGAACAGTTTATTGAAGATCGTCAATCACGTATTACATTTTTAAGCGGTTTAGAAGATTTAAATCAAACAACTGAAACAGCTTTATCTAATTTAGATCAAATTTTAAAGCAACAAAACGCGGAAGGTTTTATTATACATGAAAGTACAAAATATTATGAGAGTATTGAACAAGGCATGGATGGAGTTCAACGAAAAAATTTTTCTACGTTAGGCTTTTCAGGTCGTTCTATGACTCTTTTAAATTATATTGATACGATGTATAGTTTAGGCTTAGATTTAGGTATCCCAATTGATAATTTATATTTTGCTGGCATTAACTTAGCACCAGTATCTCCTGGCGCTGAATTAAAAGCGACATTAGAGAATATTTTTGCTATCGCGGCTAGTATTATTATGTTCGATGATATGAGCGTCATTATGAAAGAAGCGACTGGCCAATTAGATTTTTCCAATTTAACTAATTTACACTTATATAAATTACAAGATTTATATTTTCCCGCTTCTTATATTATTCAAGAATCTGCTAATTATTTAAATAAAGTACATAATGAATTTAATTATCCTGATGTACAAATTGATGTACCTGCTAACGCTTACAAAGCATATGCTCAATTTTATTCTAAAGATAAGCAACAACAAGAAATGAATAAATTGGCAAAAACAGAACCGCAAGAACGATGGGATGCTTTAAAACGTGCCATGGGAAGTCAAACAAAAGTAAAAATTCATTTTTTTATGCAATTTCAAAATTTTATTGCACAAATGAATAAATAACTTGACTTCCCTCCTATTTTCTGCTATAATATATCTAGAAAAAGAAAAGGAGAATCACCATGGCACAGAAAATTACACCTGAACAAATTCACGCGATGGTTCAACTATATTCTGAACTAGGTACTTATACCGCAGTTGCAAAAAGATTAGGTATTTCATCTAGTACAGTATCAAAATATCTGAAACAAGTCGCTTCTATTCACACGTATAGTGATGCACCCGCGGCAAAGCCTATTGAAGAAATCACAGCTGAATCAATTCTATCTTATTCCTGTTTAACCGAAGAAGAAAAAACCAGTTATCAAGAATGGATGGAGGAATTTAATTAATATGTCATATACACGTATTCAAATCAATGATGATAAAACTTATTCTGTGTTTTGGTCTGATGCTTTTTATCCTCTATTTCATCCATACTATATACGCGGCTCTTATTTTAACGTAATGTATCGTTTATTTGGATTACTTCCTCGCGATTTTTATCACTACATTGGCGCTACATATAATGCTACTTTCAGAAAAAGTCCAGTTCTAGCTAATCATATCTATGTACGTTTTAATAAGCAAAGCGACGCGGAACGATTCGCGGCTGAAGTCAATCGTAGAATTGAGTATTGTGTTAAGCGAGGAGATTTTATATCACATACAACCTAATATAACCACCTTAATTATAGAATGGACGGGTGTCCATTCTATTTTTATTTGGGGGAGAAGACCAATGACGCAACAAGATGTCTGGACTTGGATAAGTAATAATCTCGTCCAACTCATTCTTATTTGTTCAGTATTTATTCAAATTTCTCCATTAAAAATCGATCCGTGGTCAAAAGTTTTAAAATGGGTTGGAAAAATTATGAACGCGGATTTAGAAAAAAAGATAGAAGACTTTACTGAAACCATAACAGATTTAGAAAAAACAGTTGATGAGAATGAAAAAGACCGAATTCGTTGGGAAGTACTCGATTTTGCGAACTCTTGCCGCAATAATCGTCGTCATACCAAGGATGAGTTTGAACATATTGTTACTTTAAATAAAAAATATAAACGCTTATTGAAGAAAACTGATGACACAAATGGAGTATTTGATGTTGAATATGAATACATTAAAGAACTTTACGCAGAACGACTCCGTAAAAATGATTTTCTATAAGGAGATTAAACATCTATGTTTGAATTATTAATTAAAAATCTAGAACTTATTACAATCTTAATTGGTACATTTCTAGGTTCTCTAGGTATCAATACTTTACTCGGTATTTACTACAATTTAAATACCATTAAAGAACGCTTTTCTAAAGAAAAGTTAATTAAAGGTTTAGCTCGCGGTGGTATTATTCTTGTTGCAGGCGTAGCAATTACTGTTATTGTCTCTCTACTCCCCGAAATTCTTAATGGTTTTGGTATTACCGCAGAAAGTGGATTATTCGACAATATTAGTGTTGTTGCTATGGCGGGCGTATTAGTATCGACGATTGTACGCTATCTTGGCGATGCACTAAAAAAGTTTTATGCTATTTTAAATTCTCATTCTGAACCCGAGCCAGAGGAAGAGAAACCAGCCGAGTAATTGACTTTTATTAAATTTTATGGTATAATATGTTAAGAAGAGAGAAAGGAGGTCAATATTTTGGAAAGACATAGTAAAGAACGAGTTCCTACCATTGATATTTATACAGATGGTTCCACAAAATCCCGTGGACGCTTTGAAACTTTTGGTGGTTGGGCATTTATCGCGGTGAGAGATAATGAAAAAATTTATCAAGCTAGTGGTAGTGTCTTTGATACCACCAATCAACGCATGGAACTCTTTGCCGCATGTCAAGGTTTACTTTATGCGCAATCAATCCGTCGTAAAGAAGAAAAAGTTGTCATTTATAGTGATTCGGCCTATTTAACTAATTGTTATTTACAAGAATGGTATGTTAAATGGCAAAGTAATGGATGGCAAAATGCGAATGGTAAACCAGTAGCAAATGTTGACCTCTGGTTAACTTTAATACCTTATTTTGACCATTTTTGGTACAATTTTAAAAAAGTGCCAGGCCACGCGAACAATTTCTGGAACATCTTATGCGATGAACTTGCACGAAATGAAGCGGAAAAATTAAAACATAATTGGAGAGGTATAGCAAGTGAGCCAACATTCTGATATTTATTTAATGGATAGAGATAGCTATCGCAGTTTTGTAGAACAAATTAAACCTACTGCTCGTCGTATTGAAACTGTACAACTTACTTCTACAACAGAAGCGGTAAAAATTTATAGTAAGAAAACTGGTAAATGTTTATGTAGTCGTGTAAGTAGCACAGAAGAAGGAGTGCCTGAACGTTATTACATTTTTGACATGCCAGACGATGATGAACGTTGCGAAGCACAACGTGTTTACAGATTAAATTTAAAATCACGTGAAGAAGTTCAAGCATTTTTTACCGCATTATCTAAAATACAAAAGGAGCATGAAAAAAATGTATGAAATTTTTGAAAATGTGCCGCAAACCGTAAAAGACCGCGCGCGTTTTTGGACCGAATTGGCTTTACTGCATTTTGACCCGGTAGAAGCTATACGTACTATTCAACATTATATTGATTCATGTGAGAATGAAGATGAAAAGGAATTTGCAGATTTCTATTTTCGTCTATGTTTGGAGCATAAATATGGCGGTTAAAATTATTTTAATTAGTGGAAAAAGTGCGAGTGGAAAGGACGCCGTTGCTCATGTTCTTAAAGAACAGTTAGAAGAACGTGGGAAAACTGTATTAGTAATTCATTTTGGAGACCCGGTTAAATGGATTGCACGTGATTTTTTTAACTGGGATGGACAAAAAGGTATAGAAGGCCGCCAATTACTACAAGATATTGGAACTACTATGATGCGTGGATACAATCCAGTATATTGGGCAGAAATCGTTGGACAATTTGTCGCTGCGGCAAATAAATGGGATTATGTTTTAATTCCAGATTTACGTTTCCAAAATGAATATGAAACTATATGTAAATATAATAATGATGTTACTTTAGTGCGTGTAGAACGTTTTAATGAAGATGGAACAAAATATATTAATCCCACAATGACACAAGAACAAGCAAATCATATTAGTGAATGTGAGCTAGATAATTTTGCTTTTGATTTTATTATAGAAAACAGCGGTACATTAAAAGATTTACAGGCATCAGTAAAAACAATGCTTGACTTAGGAATGAAATTATAGTATAATAAAAGAAAAAGAGGTAAACATGAAAAATTATTTTGATATGGAACCAATGAAATACTATGCTCCACCAGCATCGTTCTCGCGCGAAAACCGTCAATTTAAACTAGAACAAATGATTGAATCTAATAATTATATTTGGTCTCAAAAATTAGATGGGAACTGGTCGCGTGCAATTATTACACCTGAGCGTAGTGTTCTTCAAACGCGAGGTATATCAGTAAAAACAAATACTTATGGTGAAATTCAAGATAAAGTTCTGTTTTGGGATGCTATACAAAATGCTTTTTCTAAAACTACAGTTATTCTTGGAGAAGTGTTTCGAGAAGGAGATATAGACCGTGGTATCGGATCGATATTAAGATGCTTAAGTCCAAAAGCACTTGCGCGTCAAAAAGATAGCCCTCTCCGTTGGTATATTTTTGATGTTTTATGCTATGAAGGCCAAGATTTAATGGATTGTGGCATTGCTGAACGCATTCAATATATTCCAAAAGTAGTACAACAAATTAATTCTCCATTAGTAGAAGGCGCGAAATACTATACTATGAATGATACTTTTTTTGACTGTTTAAATGATATTTTTGCGCAAGGTGGAGAAGGTGTAGTTTGTTATAAGAAAGATGCCATTTATATTCCTGGACGTAGAGGTCCTCATGCTTGGGATAGCCTTAAAGTAAAGCAAGAATTAAACAATGATGTAGATGTTCTAATAACAAATTTAGTACCGTGTGAAAAAACCTATAATGGAAAAGATATAGGTCATTGGGAATACTGGCGTAATACACGCACAGGTCAATTGGTACAAGGTCAGTATTTTAATAATTATCAACTTGGAGAACCTTATGAACCTATTTCAAAGAATTTCTTTTATAATTGGCCTGGTGCAATAGAAGTTAGTGTTTATGACAACAATAATAATCTTGTACCTTTATGCAATGTCGCAGGTCTTACAGAAGAATTTAAAACGCAATTACGTGATAATTTCAATGAATGGCGGTTATGTCCTATTACCATTGGAGGAATGATGGTTAGTAATACTGGCAATGGAACTCCGAGTATTAGACATCCTTATTTAAAGTCAATTCGTAAAGAAGATATTGACCCCAAAGATTGTACATTAAGTAAAATTTTAGAATAGTTGTGTTTTACAACGAAGGAGCGCAAATGGATTTTGATTTTCTACAAGTAATGCCAGCAGGAATTGACCCGGTTACTTATCAATATTTTCATAATCTTCTTGAAAAACGTACAGTAATATTTAATGATGGTATTGATGATTCTGTCGTAGAAACTCTCTATTTACCATTACGAGAGTTAGAAAATGATAATTGCACCGACCCAGTTACTTTAATATTTAATTCTGGTGGCGGTTCTGTCACCCATGGTTTCTTTATTGCTAATTATTTAACTACTTACAAAAAGAAATTAAATGTAATTGTGTTAGGCTATGCCGCTTCTATGGCCGCCATTATTCTTGCTGGTTGTGCAAAAAATCCTAATATTCACACTTCTTGTTATCCTTCTACTTATCTTTTAATTCATGATGGATACGTTGCTTTGGATCCATCAGAAGCAAAAACGGCCGCGGATATTATGGCATTTAACGATAAAGTAGATGAAGATATACGCCAATTTATCATCAACAATACTGGTATTACAGCAGAATCATATGATGCTCATGCTCGTAAACAATGGTTTATTAATAGTAAAGAAATGGTAGAGTTAGGTTTTGTTGATGAAATTATTCAATAAGGCGATGATATAAATGATTAACTTTTTGGATACTTCTGCTGTAATTGCTGGCGCAATACCATTATATGAAAATATATATATTTCTCCATTAGTAATTACGGAATTGGAGCATATCAAAAGTTCAAATAAATCTGAAAATGTAAAATATTTCGCGCGTCAAGCCGTGCGAGATATTCTTACTTCTAAAAATATACAACATGGTCTTATTTCTCAAAGAAAAATCGACCATTTATTAAAAAAATATGACTTTTTAAGTAATATTAATGATCATAGATTACTATGTGAAGCGTTGTTATTAGCACGGGAAACATTTGTGCGTTTTATTACAAATGATGGTGCATTATTTCTATTTGCAAAAAATTTCCCACAATTAAACGCATTATATTTTGAACAACCTGATACTATAAAAGATGAAGAATATGCAGGTTGGGGTAAATACTGGCCGACAGAAAAAGAATTCAATACTATATATACTATGCCAGAAAAAAACATTCTTAATGCTCGTATTAATGAGTATTGTGAATTATATGAAGGCGACATTCTCAAAGATATATTACGTTGGACTGGTACTAAATATACCTCATTATCTTATAAAGATATATATAATAAATTTCTAAATACTACCTTGCGACCGCGTAATCTTGAACAAAAACTAGCTTTTGATTTATTACAAAATAACGATATTACTGTAAAAATTTTAAGTGGCGTTTATGGTTCAGGCAAAGATACTTTAATGCTCTATCACGCTTTGGATATGATTCAAAAAGGGCAAATGGATAAATTAATTTTTATTCGTAATTTAATTCCATTTAAAGATGCACCTGAGATTGGTTTTCTTTCAGGAAATTTACAAGAAAAAATTTCTTGGGGGCTAGGACCAATTCGTAGTATTCTAGGAGTGGAAGGATTACAACAATACGAAGAGGACGGTATTATTGAAGCATTCAATCTTGGATTTATACGAGGCATGCAATTTAATCGTTCAATAATTTATATCTCCGAGGGCCAAAATATTACTGGCGGCGGCTATAAATTATTAATTAGTCGTTGCGGCGAAGGCTCACAAATTTGGATTAATGGTGATGGAGAACAAACCGACCATACTACTTTTGAAAAAAATAACGGTTTAATGCGTGTAATTAATTCGTTAAAAGGTAATGAATTAGTAGGTATGGTTAAATTAATTAAAACAGAACGTTCCGCCACAGCGGAATTGGCAAGTCGAATTAAATAGGTGATATTATGGCTGCTACTAGTATTACACGAGAGGGTTTACAGGGGAAAACAAACGCGGCCCTTACTAATTTAACAACAACAATTCATGCAACTATTGATGCTTTATTTGCTACCGAAAATGCAGATGGTCCAATTAATTTAGCCCTACTTGCAGCTGCAAATGATGGCTTATATACCGCATACTTAGAAATCGATTTATCTTTATACACAAATGATACAGAATTAAATATAGCAAAAGCTTATTTAGCTGAAAAACTCACTGATGCTGAGGGTATGAATTTAACCGTTATAAGGATTATCCGTCAAGCAAATAATAATTATATTTATGTTGTATCATGGAAAGATTAAGGAAGGCTTTAGCCTTCCTTTTTCTTTTTATCTTGACTTTTACTAAAATTTATGGTATAATTAAAAAAAAGGAGGTAAATATGTATAATTATAGATATGATTTAATTAGTGCTGATATAGATTATCATGTAAAAAAACATCCTCAACAAGATTTAATAGATAGGGGTTATAAATGGATTAAATGTGAGCCGTTTTCTATTGCTGATTGTTGGATTTTTAGATTTGATAAAGAATTAAATAATCCGCCGCCATATTTAGCAAGAGTGTCGGATAATTTTAGATTTAGTAATGAGAGGTAAAACATGAGAATTTATTTAGCAGGTTCAATTTTTTATTATGGCGATGTATTGAGAAATACTGAATGGGCACAAAAAATTCGTAATGCTATTCCAGGAGTAAACTTGTATAGCCCTATCGAAAATTCTGCTATCAACGGAGTAGAAGGAAAGAAGAAATTTGCTGGTTCTCAGGAAATTGCCAATGGTGATAATGAAAGATTAGATAATACTGATATACTCATTGTATGTATAGACGGTGATGTAATTCCGGCTGGATCCGCCGCGGAAACTGGGGTTATGCGTGAAAAAATTAGACGCGGAGACCATAAATATATTGTTGGTATTTGTACCGATAATAGGCAATGTTATTTAACACATAGTGCTGAAAAAGATGCCGGTGCAGCAGCTTCATTAGGGGAACAACAATACAGCTATCAAAATCTATATGTTACTGGTTTAATCAAACAAAGTGGTATTTTAGTATCTAATATAGATGATGCTATTACTTTTATTAAAGAGAAAGAAGGTGAATTTATTTAATGTGGTATAACCTCCCTGACGACTATAGCTTTGTGCCACAAGGATGGATTTGTCCAAAGTGCGGCCGCGTTATGGCGCCGAATCAACCTACATGTATATATTGTAATGCATCATATCATAATTATATTAATACTATTGATGATTCTGAATGGTGGAAGAATTATTTAAAAGAAAGTATAACCGCGCCAAAATCTGACGATTGGTCTGTTATACATTTAGTAGACTATGAAAATATGCCGAGGTATTGAAATGGAAAAGAGAATGTTGTATAATATTAATGATCGACTTCCTATTAAACGATTATTTGTTGCAGCATTACAACAAGTAATTGCGTGTTTTGTGGCAACGGTGCTTATTCCACAAATTTGCGGCTTACCTATAGCACCTGCTATGATTGGAGCATGTGTGGGTACTTTAATTTATCAATTATTTACTCGCGGCCAAAGTCCGATGTTCATTAGTTCATCAGGCGCGTTTGTCGCTGCTATTATTGGCGGATTAGCCATTGGTGTTACACCTAATTTTACAGCGGTAGCTATTGGTGGTATTATTGTCGGATTGGTTTATTGTATTGTTGGATTAGTTATCAATAAATGCGGAACGACTTGGATCAATAAAATTTTACCACCAGTCGTAATTGGGCCTATCGTAGCTGTAATTGGCTTAAATTTAGCAACATTTTTACCAACTTATTTCCAAGTTAATGGTCAATATAGCCTTATTGGCTTAGGACTTGGTATGCTTACTCTTCTATTTACTGCTTTGATTTCACATTACGGTAGAGGGTTTATCAAAAACTTACCATTTTTATTCGCTATTTTAATTACGTATGTTATTGCCATAATTTTAACATTATGCGGATTAAATATTATTGATTTTAATGTATTTAAAAACGTATCATTAATACAAGTACCTGACTTTTCTTTCTTCCATATTAATTTTACAAATTTTAATTGGAATTATTTACCACAAATTCTTTTATTATTTCTACCACTTTCTCTTGTATGTATTTGTGAACATATTTCAGACCATAAAGCATTGAGCGCGGTAATTGGAACTGACTTAACACAAACACCAGGCGTTGGGCATACTTTAATTGGTGACGGTTTGGCCTCTACTTGTGGTGGTTTTTTGTGTGGATTAATGAATACTTCCTATGGAGAGTCAGTTGGCACTACAGGATTTAGTAGAATTTGTTCTAAAAATGTTATTACTTTAGCCGCGATTATTATGGGTCTTGCTGGATTTATCGGTCCACTACAAGCATTTTTAGTTTCTATTCCGTCTGCAATTTTTGGCGGTGCAGCCGCAGTTCTTTATGGATATATTACTTTATCAGGTATTCGTACTATTAAGGATAGTAATATTAATTTAAACAATAATAAAAATATTACTATTATTGCTTCTGTTTTAACTTTGGGCGTTAGCGGTACTGTATTAAATTTTGGTCTCCTCAGCATCGGCACTACCGCTCTTGCTATGCTCATTGGTATTTTATTAAATTTAATTTTAAAGGAGAATTAATATGCTTCAATATTTAGACAAGCGTTTTCATGTTATAGAACGCGGTTCAACCATCGGACGTGAAATTATAGGTGGCCTAGTAACTTTTATGGCTATGTCATATATAATTTTTGTAAATCCATCTATTTTAGGCGCAACAGGCATGGACCATACCGCACTTACTCTTGCTACTTGTATTAGTGCAGCTATTGGTACATTATTAACTGCATTTATGGCGAATGTACCTTTTGCACAAGCACCGGGATTAGGTATTAATGCTTTATTTACTTATACATTATGCATGAAGCTTGGTTATTCTTGGCAGCAATGTCTTGGTATGACATTTATTAGCGGATTAATCTTTTTATTTATCACACTTTCTCCTTTACGTAATAAAATTATTGACGCAATTCCGGCCCAACTAAAACGTGCCATTAGTGTTGGTATTGGCATGTTTATTGCTCTAATCGGTTTAATTAATGCAGGAATTGTTACCGCTAATAATAATCTACTAGATTTAGGAAATATTATTACAGGAGCACCTTTACTTGCATTAATTGGTTTTCTGATTACTGCTATTCTTCTTGTATATCATGTACGTGGAGCAATTCTATATGGAATTCTAGTATCAACTATAATTGGTATTCCAATGGGCATTACGAACACGACTCTCTCATTTAATTTTTCTAGTTTGACTTTGGCACCAACTTTCTTTAAACTTTCTTTTAGTGGTCTGATGGCACTAGGCATTTTTCCATTACTTACCTCAATTTTAACACTATCCATGTGTGATTGTTTTGATACAGTAGGTACATTAACTGGTTGTGCTGCTGGATGCAATATGCTAGATGAAAATGGAAATATGAAAGACCAAGATATGTCTAAGGCATTAACCGCAGATGCTATTGCAACATGCACTGGTGCTTTATTAGGAACAAGTACAGTAACTACATTTGTAGAAAGTAGTACTGGCGTCGCAGCAGGAGCACGTACAGGTTTAGCATCTGTAATTACTGGTTTTCTTTTCTTGTTATCTTGTTTACTTGCTCCTATTGCCGGTATTATTCCTTCCGCGGCGACCGCGCCTGCGTTGATTATTGTTGGAATTTTCATGATGAAAAATGTTATATATATTGATTGGCATGACATGGAAATTGCTATTCCAGCGTTTCTTACAATTGCTATAATGCCATTTGCTTATAGTATTAGCGATGGTATCGGTTTTGGACTAATTGCTTATACTTTATTAAAAATCGCGCATGGTAAATATAAAGAAGTGCCTATGTTAATGTATATTCTTTCAGCTTTATTTGTTATTATGTATATTGTTAGTGGAGTTTAATACTCCACTAACTTTTAAGGAGAAATATGAAAATTTTAATCGCTTGTGAAGAGTCTCAACGCATTACAATTGAAATGAGAAAAATGGGAAATGAGTGCTATTCATGTGATATAGATGCGCCTAGTGGTGGCCATCCAGAATGGCATATAAATCAAGATGTTTTACCGCTATTAGATGGCGATTGTGAATTTATCACAATGGATGGTATGTCTCATAAAATAGAAGGAGAATGGGATTTAATTATTGCCCATCCTCCATGTACATATCTTACTGTCTCTGGTAATAGATGGTTTAATGTAGATAAATATGGCGATAAGGCTCGTGAGCGTATACGTCCGCGCGAAGACGCATATGATTTCTTTATGAAATTTGTTAACGCGAAATGCGCACGAATAGCAATAGAAAATCCAATTGGATATATGAATACTCATTATCGTAAACCTGATCAAATCATTCAGCCATATCAATTTGGCGATCCAGAAAGAAAAACGACATGTTTATGGCTTAAAAATCTTCCTAAATTAGTTCCCACTAATATTGTAAATCCTAATATTACAGACAGTACTACAGGGCATAGCGGCTATAGTTCGTGGCATATGGATATGCAATATATCGGAAAATCTAAAAAAGAGCGTAGTAAAATGAGAAGTAAGACATTCCCTGGTATTGCAAAAGCGATTGCAGAACAGTGGGGCAATTTGACTTTAAGTTAAAATTATGTTATATTAATTTTAGAAAAAAAGAAAGCATACTTTATTATGTACTATACAATAAGGAGAAAATTATATGGCAAACATTAAATTTTTATTAAATGGATGCGATATTTGTTTTTACGCAGAAGCACCAGAAGATATTACCTTAAAAGAGCTTCTTGCGCAAACTGATAAAATTAAGCCAAATTGGTGTGCATGTGGCATTAGAAGTTTAGCTAGTAGAGAAAATTATCCTACTGAAATTTTTATCACAAAAAATTCTGTACAACTTGCTAATGATCAAGTTTCTGCTACTATTATAGAAAATGGAGATTGGTTTAAATGATTTGTGAACAATGCCCTTTTGGCGAATTAGTTCAAGTATATTCTTTTATTTGGATGGTTAAATGCACTATTGAAGATACACTAATGGCCAGAGAAGATGAATGTTTTTTCCCTGACACAAATTTAGGAGAAAGGAATTTAAAATGATTAAAACAACTAAATATTGTGATATTTGCGGAAGGGAACAACATAAAAATTATGATAATTTTTATCAAATGTATTTACCAGAACGAGATTATTATGAAGGTATAATTTTATCTGAAACTAAAAAAGATGTTTGCAAAGATTGCCTTAAAGAATTATATTGGAAAATAAGTGAAATAAAACATCCAAATAGGAAGTGTCCTGATTGATACTTAATATAAATAACCTTTAAAGTGATATTTTGGAGACATATAAAAATGAAATACAAACTAACAATTAATTATGAATATATAAGAGATGCGCAAGAAGAGTATGATGAATTAGTTGAAGATGGATATCTACCTGATGAAGCAAAACGACAGATTGAATTTAATTTACGAGAATTAGCCGAAAAAATCGATTGGTGCGCGGACAATACTTTTTGGGGCGGATACACTGAAATTATTGATGTGGAGAAAATTGATGAAAAAGAAAATTAAATTTAAAGTTAATTTAAATTATGAAATAGAGTATGATAGTACAGAAGATTATTCCTTCTTTCTTGAAGATGATTGTGGAGAAAAAGGGGCAAAAAAATTATGTGAAACTATTATTATATTAAAAATAAATAATGCAGCCTCTCATATCAATGACGTATTTCATATGCCGTTTAAAATAACTTATAATATTGAGGAAATTAAAGATGAGACTTGATCATTCCAATCGTCAAAGCGTCTTAATGTTCAATAAAACTTGTATGATTTAATATATAATAGAAATAAAATTTTTCATTTAAAATAGTAAAGAATGAAATTAGAAATATTACTTATCTATTAATAAGAATATTTCTTTTTACTTAAAGATGTGCTAAATATGTCCGCACATTTCAAGGAGGATAATTATGATACAAGAAATCATTAATAAGTATAAACAGTATCAAATGGATAATAGATTAACTCAGCAACAAGCAGCTGATAAAGTTCATATTAGCAGAACTCATTTATCAAGAATTTTTAGTGGTGAAAGAACTCCATCTATAGCATTACTTAATCGTATGGAAGAAGTAATGAAAACTGGAAGCAGTAGTAAATATTAATTAAATTAACAAAATGACAAAGAGGTATTCAGGTATGACAAATAAAAATATTTATCGAGTATATACTCGTTGGTTAGCTTATGAGCTAAGAAAATTGGGATTTAAAATAGTTGGGACAGATATAAATGAATATCATCCAGAATATACAGTATGGCTTTTTGAAGATAGTGAAGAACTTCAACATGCTATTCCTATTTTAACCAAGCAAAGAAGACTGCGCGGTTAAGGAGGCTAACCAATTATGGCAAATTATGCTAATCAAATTCAAATTAAAATGACAGATTTTGAAAAAATTCAACATATAGAAAATGATGGATGTCGTTTTATATTATCTATTAATTTTAAATGGGAAGCGGCAGCGATGCGCAATTTGAATGGTAATGCATTTAAAGTTTGGCGTTATTTTTTACGATGGTATGGTGGAAAACAAATATTATATTATTCACCCGCGGCTATAGCAAAAGAATTAGGTTTAGGCGTAAATGGTGCAAAAAGTGCCCGTGATGAATTAGAAAAAATCGGATATTTAAAACCTGTTCCAGATAAGAAAAATTGTTATTATTTTTCACCCGTATTGTCAGTCGATTATGAAAAATATAAAAATTTAAAAGATGTAAATGAGGAATGACACGATTTTCGTGACATTCATTAATACAAAAATCGTGATAATCATTAATATGAAAAACGTGAATTGTTCACGAAAAACGTGATATGATTCACGAAAAACGTGAAAGTTATCACGAAAAATGTATAAGTAATATAAGAATAATATAAGAATAATATAAGAACAAATAAAAATATTAAAAATAAAAATATGGTCGCTCACGCGACAAAATTTTGACTTTTCTCTCAATTTATGTTATAATAAAGAAAAGAAGAAAGAGGAGAAATCAAATGACAATACTTGAAATTATTCCTATTATGGAAGCGCCGGGAAACTATATAAATTTTATGTTATATAGTCTTGTAGGTACTCTCATATGTTTCGCTTTAGCTGGATTATTATTTGTTAATGACTACGAAATAGGTGGAGTAATATTAACTGCTTTTTATGCTATAGGAGTATTAATTTTTTTAATTAGCCTCGGTCTTACAATTACTGAACCTAAAATTGATACCGGTCGCAAGCAGTATATTATAAGAGTAAATGAAAATACGTCAATAAATGAAATCTATGAAAACTATAAAATCATAGACCATACAAAATACACTGATATCTATACAGTGGAGGATTTAGAGAATGATTAACGTTATTGGCCCTCGTAATTCAGGTAAAGCAAAGAAAATCCTAAAACTCGCACGCGAAAATCAAGCCGCAATTCTTACACAAGATAAGCGCGCATTTGAAGTCAAAGCGAAATCATATGGATTTTCTGATATTACTATTCTTGACTATGAAGATTTAGAGAACGATAGTTACTCTCTTGATAAACCAGTAATCGTTCACAATGGAGATAAATTTTTAACTTATGTTTTAGATCGTTATTATGGTTTAACGCCTATTGGTTTTTCTGCCACGGAGGAAGCGTAATATGTTTACTAATATTGAGTTTAAAAATGGTAAAATTAATTTTACCGATGTATATGAACCCGCTGAAATCCTTTCTATTATTGACGCGTCTTTAAATTATTATAAAGATAAAGCAGAAGAAGCTATTGAACAATCTAAACGAACAAAAGAAGAAGTGCGGCAAGAAGTAATAAATGAATACGCACACGAAAACGCGGAAATTCAAAAACAACTTACTCTCTCCTATGGTTCATTCACATTTCCAGAAGAAAAGAAACGTTTTGACGATTTTCGCGCGCGACATATAGAAACTTGTAGAACTACTCATGCTACGGGCGGTTTAGAACCATATGTAAAAGTAGTAGGTACTGGTATAGGCGACTCTTACACTGTGGTATGTCCAGTTTGTGGTGAATCTGAAAATATTACATATGTAGATGGGTGGTAATAGTGTGAATAGAATATTTTTGTGTGGCGATACACATGGAGAGATGGAAATAACACGGCTAAGTTTTAAAAATTTTCAACTTGGCCGCGCACTCGATCGTGATGATTATGTAATTATTTTGGGTGATTTTGGCTTTCCATGGGGAGGAAAATATGTAAATTCTGATAAATATTGGTTGAATTGGTTAGAAAATCGTCCATGGACAACTCTATTCATTGACGGCAATCATGAAAATTTCCAAATTCTTAATACTTTTTCAATAGAAAAGTGGAATGGCGGTGATACTCATATACTACGACCGCACGTTCGTCATCTTATGCGTGGTGAAATTTTTAATCTTCATGGTTATTCCTTCTTTTGTTTTGGTGGCGCGGAAAGTACTGATAAAGTATATCGTAAAGAAGGAGTATCATGGTGGTCAGAAGAAATTCCATCATATCAGGAATTTGAAAATGCCGCGAATAATATACGAAAACATGATATGAAGATAGATTATATTCTATCTCATACTACTTCTAATCGAACCATACAAAAATTTGATAAATGGTTTCCGCGATTTGATCCAATTACAAATTTTTTAGATAAATTTATAGAAGAAGGTGTAGAATATAAAATGAATTTTTTCGGTCATTTTCATATGGATAAACTAATAGATAATAAACATCTTTTACTATATAATAATATAATTGAACTACTTCCTAATAACAATTTTCAGGTGGTTAATAAAATTGTGTAAAAAATTAAAAGAATGGCTCTTTGGTGGCTATAAAATGTCGTATGAATTTTATACTCCTTTACCGCGTAATGATTATATTATTGATTATATTATTCGTAAATATATTAATCATGAGGAAGATTATATCGCGGCATATGAAGAACAATTAGACAAACAAGAGAAAATATTACAACATGCGATTATGTTTTTTGATGATGTAGATGCAGAAATGGGTAGAGATATTCAAGCTAATTATTATTTAATTATTCTTTTATCTCTAGTCGCGCCAAAAGAACGAGAAAAATGGTATAAAAAAATTAATGAACCATACATAGCAAAATGTATAAAAGACCTGGTTTCTTTATTTAATAGAACTTTTCAAGTTAATACGAAAACAGGTGTATTAGAAAAAATGATAAAGGAGTAAGTAGTATGGGTGAAATTATTTGTGGAATTATTTGTCTTCTAGGTGGTTTAATCGGTGCACAGTTTTGTAAAGACAAACAGCGTCGTAATGGTGAAATTATATCTTATGCCAAATGGCGTTTTCTATTACGCTCATTAGGCACTTTCTTAGCCGCATTTCTTATTTTTTCTAGTTGTTTTGTTTTTATTCCTACCGGCTATACTGGTATTATTACCACTTTTGGTAAAGTTCATGATACAACATTAGATGCAGGTATTTCTTTTAAAGCACCTTACGACCGTATTATTAAAATGGATAATCGTGAACAACGTTTTTCATTTGAATTATCAGCTTTTTCTTCTGATATTCAGGAAGTAGATGTAAAAGGCTCAGTAAACTTAAATATTGATAAGAAAACTGCCATGAATCTTTATCGTGAAGTAGGAGTTAATTATATTGATATTCTTGTTAATCCTCGCGTCCAAGAAAATATTAAAGAAGTCTTTTCACAATATACGGCAGAACGGTTAATTGCTGAACGTAATAATGTATCTGAAAAAGCAACAATAAACTTACGTGAAAGTCTTGCAAATTATGGTGTTAATATTCTAGCAGTCACTATTGAAGATATTGATTTTACTGATGCTTTTACTAATGCTGTTGAGGCAAAGCAAGTAGCGACACAAGAAAAACAACGTGCTCAAACTGAACAAGAACGTCAAACTATGGAAGCCGAACAGGCCGCGAAGCGTCAAAAAATTGTGGCAGAAGCCGAAGCGGAAGTAGCACGAATTCAAGCAGAAGCCGACGCATATGCTTTACAAGTCAAAGCCGAAGCAGAGGCTGATGCTAATAAAAAGATCAGTGCTTCTTTAACGGAAGAACTTATTAAATATAATTATGCTAATAATTGGAATGGTCAATTACCACAATTTATGACTGGTGAAATGCCAATTCCAATGTTAAATTTAAATGAATAAATGCGCGAAATCGCGCATTTTTTACTAGAACAACTAATTTTTGAGGAGTTAAATATTAAAAAATGACAGAATTAGAAAAACAAGAAGAATTAGCACAGGCCGCCGCTGATTTAGTTCATAATTGGTATAATAAAAATTGGGAAGTAGGTTTCCCTGCGCATGAGCATAAATGTACTTTTCAATTACTTGAAAAGAATCGTAGAATTGCGCGAAAATGCTGTAAGAAATGGCTGGAAAATCATCCCTATTTAAATGAAATTTATAAAAAAAATCCGGAATGTGGTTTACCTTGTGATTATTGTGAAATGATGAATTTTATTTGTGTAGATAATGAAGGCAGAATTGCTGCGACGTATAGACATGTGGAAAATATTTAAAGAATTACGTGAATATTGGTCTTTTTTTAATTATTGTTATAATTGGGGACCATGGCCAAAAGCGGAATGGATTTATAAAAATAGAATTCAACCATTAAGAAAGGAGCATCCAATTCTTTATTGGATTGGAATATGGTTTTAGATGAGCAATCTTGAGCATTTAATTGATTCAGCAATTTATTATGTAGAACATTATTCTTTTGAAGAATTTAGAGAAACTTGGTCAACTAATGTAAATAGAAAATCCATTGCAACTCCATTAGAAGAAATTTGGGAAATTGCTAATTGGGTTTATTATACTTATCGCCCTCATGTTGAATGGAAGTTGCGCGAAAAATGATTAAAGAATATGGATATGAATTAAATAATTGACTTTTTCTTTAATTTATATTATAATAATTATATAAAAGAAGAAAGGAAAAATATTTATGACTTTTGTGCTAATTAATGCTAAAAGAACGTTAGAAAAGAAAATTGAAGTTAATACGGTTGAAGAAATAATGAATTTAATTAAAGAATATAATAATGCAATTATAGTTTATCCTGAAGATGATGTTTATAGCTATCGTTATAATTATCCGGTTATAGAAATTTATGATGATTATATAGAATAAATAAGAAGAAGTAAATTAAAATGATTAAATATTTTTGTGATAAGTGCGGAAAAGAATTACTTTGGTATGGAAATATTATGCCAAGTAATATTTATGCAAATATTAGTACAATGGCGCAACAATTTAATACAGATGGTTATAAAACTTATGATGCTCCATCAGGGCAATGGTTAGATTTATGTATGGAGTGTAAAATGAAATTACAGTCAAACCAAAAGGTTTGACTTTTCTTTTAATTTATGATATAATTAAATGTAAAGAAAAGGAGGGGTAATGTGAATCAAAATTATGACATTAACTCCATTGAAAGTTTGGATTTTCGAACTGGTGTACGTACTCGTATCCAAATGTATTTGGGCTCGGATGACATAGAAGGAACTTATCAGGCTTTAAAAGAAATTATTAATAATAGTACAGACGAAGCGCTTGCTGGTTATGGGAAACGGATTGAAATCGTTTTAAACGAAGAAGAAAATTTAATTAGCGTGCGCGATTATGGTCGTGGTGTTCCGTTTGGTATTCGTGAGGATGGGGAAAATGTTCTTGTTTCTATCTTTACTAAAAGCCATACTGGTGGTAAATTTTCTCACGATGTTTATAAAAATGCGTCAGGCTTGAATGGCATTGGTGGTTCTTGTGTATGTTTGTCCTCAAAAGAATTTGAAGTTCAAAGTATTCGTAATAAAAAGAAAGCAATCGCACAATTTAAGAAAGGCGAATTAGTTGATTATAAAGAAATTTATCCGGTGAATGAAAAAGATGGCACAGCTATTTTCTTTATCCCAGATCCAGAAGTTTTCTCAAATGGAGAAATTGGATATTCTTATGAGCGCATTTGCGCTGACATTAAGGACATTTCATATCTATATCCCGGCATTGAGTTTATAGTTTCTTGTGGAAAAGAAACTAAGACTTATTGTGCTAAAGAAGGAATTGTAGACTTTGTTAAAGAAATGGTTCAAAAACCATTACAAAAACACATTATTACTGGTGCCGCTACTGATGGAATAGATACAGTAGAAATCGCGTTTCAGTGGGGGACTAAGCACGAAACTCCATATGTATTCGTAAATGGACTTCGTTGTCCGGAATTGGGTACTCCAGTTACTGGCGCTCGCGCGGCGATAACTAAAACTTTTAATAATTTATCTGGTCAAAATTTTGAAGGAGAATATATCCGTAAGAATTTATTTTATGTAATTAATTGTAAAGTAGAAAATCCATCATTTGCTAACCAAACTAAAACAAAAATTAATAATCCTTCACTACGAACTCTTGCTACAACCGCCTTTACTACTGCTTTAAAAGATATGAATATTAAATATAATAGTGAATTTATCACTATTGTAGAAATGTTAAAGAAAATTGAAAAGGCTGAGGCCGCGGCGGAAAAGGCTCGTAATGCTGTTCTTAATATGGAGAAGAAGGAATCGGAGCATAAGAAGCAAAAAATTACTTCTTCCGACAAATTTAAGGATTGTGAAAGGCACGGACAGGATTCAATGTTAATTGTTTGCGAAGGTAATTCTGCGTTGGGTGGACTTCTTCCTGCGCGCGATGTTAATACAGAAGCACTTTATGCCGTTCGCGGCAAGGTCAAGAATCTTTTAAAGCATCCGCTTGATGAGTGCCTTGAAAATCAAGAAGTGTCTGATATTATTATGGCACTGGGATGTGGTATTCAAAATCGTTATAACAGTAAGAAACTTAATTATGGTAAAGTTGCTATCGCAGTTGATGCGGATGTTGACGGTTATAATATTATGTGCCTCGTAGCAACAATGTTCTATGTACTTATGCCAGACTTTATTAAAGAAGGTAGACTTTGTTGGTTAAGAGCTCCGCTATACCGATTAAGCAAAGGGAACCAACATGTATATGCTTCTACAGATGAAGAATTAAAAGAATTATCTAAAGGCCGAGAAAATTGGGTACAAAGTCGCTATAAGGGTCTTGGGGAATGTTCTCCTGAAGATATGGAAAAATCTATGCTTCATCCTATTGAACGCCG